ATCTGGTTCCGTCCAAGTAGGACACCTTGACCTTTTCCAGGCAAGAAATGATATCGGTTCTCTTGAAGATACAGACGTTCTTATCGTCTCAGCATCTAAGGGACTGAACGGCGGTATGAGAACTGTTACTTTCGGATCACTTAAGGCAGCTGTTTCAGCATCAAACGCAGCAGTTGGTAACGAGGGGCACATTCAGTTCCACGGCGCAGGCGGCACCCAGGGCATGGATGCTATCTCCAAGATTCAAACAGACGGCGTTCACTTGACCGCTTCTGATGGTGGTAAGATTGTATTCGCATACACTGGGATTTCAGGATCCAGCGGTGAACTTTTCGCTGACTCAAAGACTGGCGTTACAGTAAATGCAACGACAACTCTTTCATTCAACATTAACGGTTCTGACGAGTTGGAACTTAACGCTACAACACTTCAACCAGCAGCAGATGAGGGACTATCTCTCGGTGCTTCAGGTAGAAGATTTCAGAATGCATATGCAACAGTCTTCTCTGGTTCAGGCACTTCAACGCTTCACAAGATTGATGCGGATGAAGTTGACTCTAGAAGATTAGTTGCAACAACAATTACTGGTTCGGGAACGACATCAGTTCACAAGTTGGACGCTGACGATGCTACGTTCAATGTTGTTAAGACAACAAACCTTACTTCTTCTGCTACGGCGCAGATCCACAAGGTTGATGCAGATCTGGGTACGATCGACAGAGTTCAAGCACTTGTTGTAACTGGTTCTGGAACTTCCCAGATTCACAAACTAGATGTAGATCTTGGTACAATTGATAGAGTCGAGGCACTCGTCGTCTCAGGTTCGGGAACTTCATTGTTCCACAAGTTAACAGTCGACGAAGGTACTTACACTGACGTCCTTACCACCAACCTTTCCGCTTCGGGTCTTGCTGAGTTCCACAACTTAACAGCAAATGACGTATCTGGTGCAGTTGGTGAATTCCACAAGTTAACGGTTGATGTTCTTGATGCAAGGACTTACAAGTCAACTATTACAACTTCTGAGCACTATGAAATTGCTGCAAAGCAAATCATTGCTGCTGTTTCTCAGTCTGCTGGTGCAGCGGTCGAAGGTGCTGGTCTCCAGATTGGTGGAACTGCTGGTTCTGGTTCTGATGGTATCGCAAGCGTTATCGTTGGTGATGCAGGCGGCGGCGCTGGTGCCGACCTCCTTTTCAAGATTGGTAGCACTCAGGGTCTCTCGCTTTCTTCCAACGGTGGTAGAAAGGGTGATGCAGTTCTATTCGGTGTATCCGGTACGCTTTCAGCATCTATCGGTATTTTCCAAGAACTGGATGTTGCTAGAGGATTGAATGCAAGTTCTTTCTCTGGTTCTCAGGGTACTTTCCACACTGTTTCAGGATCTACCTTGAACGCTCACTTTGTCGATGCAGACGAAGCACAACTTGGTAGTGTTTCTGGTTCAACTGCAACTTACAATGTTGTTTCGGGTGCAGTCTTGACAGTTCACTCTGTAGATGCCGATAAGGGTAGAATTTCAGACCTTTCAGGTTCTTCAGCAACTTATGCAACGCTTTCAGGTTCGACTGTTACAGTCAATCTTTTGGATGCAGATAGAGTTGAAGCAAATGACCTTGATGTTACTACGATTTCGGGTTCTGCAACAGCAACAATCCATAAGGTAACAACTGATCACTTGTCAAGTTCTACAATCCAGGCACACAAGATAACTGCAGACAAGGTGGTGGTGGCGTCATTCACTGGTGATGATGTTATTCACGCAGCAAACCTTAATAGAGACATTGTTTATGATGTAGATAACGGTCATGGTGGTTTGAACTTCGCTAACGGTGTTTTGAGCATTGGACACAGAAGGCAGGTTTTCTCAAGAGACGCCACGGTTGCAAATAGAGCAGCAGCACCTACGCAAGGTTCTGGTTCACTTTTTACGACAGCGTCTCTTGCAGCAGATGCAGCATCGAATCCAACAATCATCATGTCTGGTTCTGAGATGGTATACCTCAACGGTGTCCTACTCATTCCTGCCCCTGCAGCACAAAGACCTCCAGTCGACGGTGACTATACCATCGATTACAACTCTACAAGTGGTCCAGTAACCATTGAGTTGCACGAGACACTTAGTATGGATTCTGATGACATTCTTGTCGTTCAGTACCTATCTGGTACAATCTCGTAAGGCAGTTTGTTTTGAGGGGGGTTTTGCCCCCCTCGTTTTCGTTCTTTTATGAAAAATAATAGGAGGTTGCTAAATGGCAATAACAAAAATAGGTACCAAACTAATAGGCGATGGTACAATAACAACAGTTAAGTTAGGTTCAAGTGCAGTTACAAGAACAGACATCCAGTCTGGTTCTGTCCAGGTGACTCACCTTGACGTAAATCAGGGAGCGGGCACTCACGTTGACTTTTTAGACGACGACTTTCTTATTGCTGGTGATGCAACCAGTAATGGTGCAAGAGGTTTTAGTTTTAGTCAATTAAAAACAGCACTATCGCTTTCAAATGCAGCAAGAGGTGACGAAGGAACGATTCAATATAACAATGGAACTGGTTTTGACGGTATTGCTAAGATTAGAACAGATGGTATCCACCTTACAGCATCAGATGCAGGTAAGGTTGTTCTTGCATTTACAGGCATCTCTGGTTCAACCGGCGAGTTATATGCAGATTCGGCAGATGGACTTACAATCGAGGCAAAGACTAGACTTTCACTTCATTCTAGTGGGGCAGTTCAGGGTAACCAGTCAGGTTCTATAGAACTTCGTGCAGATGGTCTTTTCCCATCTGTTAAACCAGCAGTCGGTGCCGTCGCAGGCACTTATGTTATCAATTTAACATCTGGTTCAACAGGTGCAAATGGAAACAAGACTTATGGTCCTGTTAACAACACCTCACAATTGATTCAAGCTGTTGGTACAGGCAGTTCAGACTTTATGTTCTTCTTGTCAAATGGTATTTCAACTACAGCACCATCAGGGCAGTCTGTTAACTTCTCGGGTACAGCGCAGGAGTTTAGAGTAGAAGCAGTCTCTGGTATCAGTGACTGGAGAGACGTTGCGCAAAACTTCTTTAACAAGATGAAAGCACAACTTGAAACGAACACTAGTATCGCAACTGTGACTTTCAATGCAGCACCAAGCCTCAACGGAACAGCAAGTATCACTGTCGCATACGACAGTATCGCTGGTGGTATATTAGTTGGTACTGGTAGAAATGAGGGAGGTGGATCTTCACTTAACGGTCTCGTGGCAGCACCAGAGGAAGAGGGTCGCTTTAACGCATCTACATCTAACTCTTCTGGACCACCAATTCAGAAAGGGTTTACTTACTATGCTTCACCATCCGACCAACCAGCACACGAAGGTGGTTTTGTTTCAACTACAACCTCTGGATCTGCCGCACTCGATGAGAACTTGACATGGTTAAATCTTGGTGCATTTTCTAGAAAGTATAACGAAGTACACTCTACTGTTATTTCAGGTTCTGGAACTTCACAACTTCACAAGGTCGATGCAGACGAAGTTACAGCAAACAGAGTTGTTCAGTCTAGAGTGGGTAGTGAACTATCTGGTTCTGGCACAGCAACTCTTCACAATCTTGATGTTAATGAGGGAACTTTCGGAGGCGTTAAGTTCTCTTCTATAAGAGATGCAGCAGCGTTTGCATTGTCAGGTTCTGGCACTGCGAACATTCACGCAGTTGATATTGACCTTGGCACGATTGACAGAGTTTCAGCACTTGTGGTCACTGGTTCTGGCACTTCTGAACTTCACAAGGTTGATTCCGACCTCGGCACAATCGACAGAGTGGAGTCACTTGTAGTTTCAGGTTCTGGAACATCACTTTTCCACAAGTTGACTGTCGATGAAGGAACACACAGCAGGGTTGCAACAACTGCAATCTCTGGTTCTGGACTTGTAGAGTTCCACAACATTACTGCAGGTGATGTGTCTGGTTCTATTGCAGAATTCCACAAGGTTAATGCAGACCTCGTTAATGCAAGAGTTATTAACTCTGATGTTACAACAACTGAAAACCTTGAAATTGATGTTAAGCAACTTATTCCAGCAGTAAGTCAGTCAGCAGGCGCAGCACAAGAAGGCGCAGGTCTTCAGATTGGTGGCACAGCAGGTAGCGGTTCGGCAGGTATTGCTAGTGTTATTCTTGGTGACGCTGGTTCTGGTGCAGGCGCAGACCTACTTTTCAAGATTGGTTCGACTCAGGGTGCTTCCTTGAGTGGTTCTATCAGTGAGGGTGGTCAAAGATTTGGCGTCTCTGGTTCAATCTCAGGTTCAATTGGTGTTTTCCATGAGATAACGGTTAACCAAGGTTTGGGCGCTCAGGACTCAATCTTTAGTGGTTCTAGTTTTACTGGACATCTACTTTCTGGTTCTACAGCGCAAGCACACTTCTTGGATGCAGATGAGGCACAGGTCGCAGATATCTCTGGTTCTGCTATGACTTATAATGTCATCACCGGTTCAGAAGCAAATGCACATGTTGTTGACGCAGACACTGCAACTTTGGCGGATATCGATGGCACAACCTTGACATACGCCACAGTTTCTGGTTCAACATTAACTGTAAATCTTGCAAATGCGGACAGACTAGAAGGTAATGACGTAGATGTATCTGGACAGATTTCAGGTTCTGCAACATCAACACTTCACAAACTGACATCCAACGATGTTTCAGGTTCGCACATTGAAGTTCATGAACTTGGAGCAGCATCGTCATACTCTGACTATATTGATAATCTTGTTGTTAAGGATCTTCAGGGTAACGATGTTATCAAGAAGGCAAGTCTTAACAATGATATCGTGAAGAACGACAGCGGTATTCACGGTGGTATTGTTTTCAACAGTGGTCAGTTGAGTGTGGGTTTCAAGAGAAGAATTTTCTCAAGATCTTCTAAGGCGATTGTCAATAGAACGCAACCAACGCAAGGGTCCGGATCACTTTACACGACTTGCTCTTTGGGTGAGACGCAAATGGTTTCAGGTTCTGAGTCGGTGTTCTTCAATGGATTGCTTCTCACTAGAGGCAACGGCGTAGCGGGTAATCCAAGGGATGCGGACTACACCATTGACTACAGTCACGGCGGCGGATTGCAAACAGGTACGTATAGGTTCCTATTCACTTCTGGTGGTGTTGGACAAGAAAGCACTAGTGGCAAAGCAAAGGCATATAGTCCACTGAAGCAGTACATACCACAATTGGTGGCGGTACAGTCTACAGGTAGTAGTGGTAAAGAATACTATTTCTTTTACTTTAACGAAGCTGCGGACCCATCTCCACTACCAATCAGTGCAAGTTTAAACATGGAATACAGTGTTCTTGCTCCAGGTGCATTCAGAAAGACAACTGCAGTAGAGGCAGTCTCTGGTGTCAGTGACTGGAGAGATGTTGTGTCTAATCTTGCAACAGCGATGAATACCGAGTTGAACACCAATGCAGATCTCGCAACTGTATCGTATAACGCTACGAGTAGTATTAACGGTACGGCGTCGATTGAAATCACCTACAAGGCAGGAACTGCCGAAGGTGGAATATTTGTCGGCGCAGCCGCCGGACATGCTGCAAAGACAGCACAGATTCCTGGTCTGAGTTGGACCCCTTCGTACACCTTTGGTGCAATCGAAAGTGCTGGCGTAAGCGGCGATGGAACGAACATTCCTGGCGAACCAGACACTGCAGGTGCTACAGTACAAACGGTTGTATCTGGCAACACCGAGCAAGTTGGAACTGGAGTATTCTTGCACGAAGGTCTAGCAATGGATTCTGACGATGTGTTGGTCGTGCAATACCTCTCAGGTTCTCACCAGTTCGGATAATCCTACCTAAAGGGGGGGCACATAGTCCCCCCATTCTTTTTCTTATTTCTTTTCTCAACTTTTGGAGATTGAAAATACTATTTAATAGAGAGTAAAAATATATTATTCTTAACTTTAGTTAACAAGGAGATTTCCAGTATGTCTGTAAAAAAGTTTAAATTTGTATCACCCGGTGTATTTCTTAATGAGATCGATAATTCTCAGTTACCAAAGGCACCAAACGCAGTAGGTCCAACGATCATAGGTCGTAACTATACCGCTCCAACTTATGCAGCATACGCAGCACAGGCATTTCTAAGAAATAGTGGACCAGTCAACGTTGTTCGACTTTTGGGTACACAAGACCCACAAGCAACTTCAGGCGGCGAAGCGGGATTCACTCTTGCTGGCACATCAAATGACGGTTCTGAACCTCAGACTGCCACCAAGTCCTCTGCTTATGGTTTATATTTATTTTCCACTGGTGGTGTTGATTCTCGAAGCACCTGGAAAGGCAACGGAAACGCAGCAAGAACACAAACAAACATAACAGGCACCTTGGCGGCAGTTTGGTATTTCCAGCAAGGCGCAATAAACTTGTCGGGTGCTGTTGCGCACCTTGATCCTGCCGGTGTCGACAGGGCAGCATCACCTGCTTCTGCTGGTCCAGGTATGAATCAGGGAGTTACTGGATCACATGTTATTATAAAGTCATCAGACCCATCAAAGATGGAGTTTGTTGCTCACCTTTACGATAAGGGCACGAACACAACTTTTAACAAAGTTACTTTTAACTTTGATAGAGATTCTGATAAGTATATTAGAAAGGTGTTCAACACTAACCCAACACTTACTAATAGTGGGATCACTCAGACCGCAGGTTTGAAAAAGTATTGGTTAGGTGAAACTTTTGACAGATTTGTTAAAGATAATCATGGTCTTGCTGATATCGAGAGCGTTGCTGAAGGTCTTCATAAAGGTGCTTTGTCTGGCGACGCTTCTCTTTGCGCTGCAGTTGTACCGCTTTTGAAGGAAGAAGTACCATTTCATGATCGCAGAGAATCATCGAGAGATTCTGTGACTGGTTGGGTCTTTTCACAAGACACGAACTCAGACCCATCTTCATTTGTTGTGTCAGACATGCAAAAACTGTTTAAGTTTGTTGGTATATCTGATGGTGGTTCGCATACAAAAGATTTAAAGATATCTATCACTGATCTCAAAGTTGGGACAGACGCTCGTCCATATGGCACATTCACTGTTTTAATTAGACAGGTGACGGACAACGATGCAAGACCAGTCGTCCTTGAAAGATTCTCTGGATGTAATCTTAATCCAAACTCAAAGAACTACATCGGCGCTAAGATCGGCGATCAGTATAGAGAGTGGGACGAAGCAGATAAGCGATATAGATTATATGGTAATCATGCTAATCAATCTAAGTTTTTCAGAGTTAAGATGGATCAGGATGTCGATGCAGGCGTGACAGATACTCAGTTGTTACCGTTTGGGTTTGAAGGTCCGATTAGATACAAGTCCACAACAGTAGACTTCGGTACCGCAGTTACTGAAAACGGATATATATCACCAAAAATGCAGGGATTAGCAGATCCTGTCGCAGACTTTGACTCATCAACACTGAGTTTTAAACCTTTTGGCACGTCTACTTCGATCGCCAAGCACGGATTGTTCGGTTTCCCGATAAATTCAACAGCGTCTTTAATTTATCCAACTTTACCACTTCGATTGACGGCATCTGCAGAAGGATTGTCTAATGCTAAAGACTCATTCTTCGGAGTTTCTACTTACAGGACACCGACTGATACCAGGTTCGATCCTTCTTATGTTGATGTTGTTCGTCGTCTAGGTAACACTTACGTGTCTGATATAGATTCGAATCCTGTGGCAGATAAGTCAGAAGTTTCTTTCAGATTTACTCTTGACGACTTAATTTTGGTGCACAAAACTGGATCAGTAAAGAGACATCTTGGATTGTCTCAGGGGCACATAACATCGGACCTTGTAGGCACCGCAGTCTATGCTGCAGGAGCAAGACGCGCTGATAAGTCTTATACTGCAGGGCACACAGGCATTACAGAACTTGTGAAGTCTGGATTTGCTAAGTTCACAATGCCTGTTTTCGGTGGGTTTGATGGACTTGATGTAACTGAGAAAGAAGCGTTTAGAAACGCCAAAATGGAAGGTAAAGACGAAACAACTAGTTACGAGATTGCCTCAATCAAGAGAGCGATAGACGCAGTTGCAGACCCAGAAGAGATTGAAATGAATGTTTTGACACTTCCTGGTATCACTAACACTAGAGTAACAAACCAGGCAATCAGAGTTTGCGAAGAAAGAGCAGATGCTCTCGCAATCATCGACATTCAGAAAGGTGGATATATTCCTAGCACAGAGAATAAGGACGATTTTAAGACAAACGTTCAGAACTCTAAGGTAAATGCTGCTGTTACTAGTTTGGAGAGCAGAGGACTCAACACTAGTTATGCTTGTGCTTTCTATCCTTGGGTTAAGATTGTTGATCAAATCAGCGACTCTCAGGTTTGGGTGCCACCTTCAGTTGCAGCACTCGGAACATTCGGCAGCACTGAAAGAGAGTCTGAACTTTGGTTTGCTCCGGCAGGTTTCACTAGAGGTGGATTGTCCGATGGCGCAGCAGGCGTTCCAGTTATTGCTGTATCACAGAGAGTGTCTTCGAAAGAGAGAGATACGCTTTATGAAGCAAACATTAACCCGATTGCGCAATTCCCAGCAGAGGGTATTGTGGTGTTCGGTCAGAAGACCCTACAAGTCACACCATCAGCGCTTGACAGAATTAATGTACGTCGCTTGATGATCTTCGTGAAGAAAGAAATCTCTAGAATTGCCGCTAGACTTCTTTTCGATCAGAACGTTCAAGCAACGTGGGACAGGTTCCGTGGTCAAGTTGAACCATTTTTGGACAGCGTTAAATCTAGATTTGGATTGTCGGACTTTAGAGTTATTCTCGACGACACAACAACAACACCAGATTTGATTGACAGAAACATTATGTATGCTAAGATCTTCTTGAAACCAGCAAGAGCAATCGAGTTTATTGCTATTGACTTTGTGATCACGAATACTGGTGCATCATTCGAAGATTAAAAAAAACTAGACACTACTTAATAGTGTTAGGAGGATTTATTATATGACAACTCAAAAGTTTTGGTCAGATGCAGCAATCGAACCAAAAAGAAAATATAGATTTTTGTTATCGTTCAATGGCGTTCCACAGTGGATTGTAAAGACAACTGGGAAACCAAACTTTACGATATCTGAATCAGAACATAGTTTTATTAACTACAAGTTTTACTACCCAGGAAGATTAGAGTGGGATGAGGTTAGTATTACACTAGTCGACCCAGTCGATCCAGATGCATCGCACACAATGCTTCAGTTGATCGAGAACTCGGGATATGTTGCTCCACATAACTTCTTGAACGACCCACAAGGTCGAGGTAAAGCAAGTAACGTAGTTACTTTCTCCAAGAAGAGAGCAGTTGATGCTGTCGGTGGGCGTATGTTCATTCACATGATCGATGAAGACGGTGCTCCTATTGAGACATGGTCTTTGTACAATCCCTGGATTAAGTCTGTTAACTTTGGTGACTTGGACTATGAGTCAGATGAGTTAGTAAACGTTGAACTTTCTGTAAGATACGATTGGGCAGACCTTGAGACTAAGGTTACGCCAAGCAAGGATCTTCAGAGATCAAGTGGTTTCGCAAACACGCAGGTGACAAATAGAAACAATAGAGCGCCTGGTGTTTAATGAAAAAAACATTTATTTTTAGTTTATAATTTAGTTAAAAGAGAGGTTATATGAGCAGAAATTCTTCAAGGGTTCAGACGGTAGATGAACCCCAGGCGCAATCAGCGCCTCAACCACAAGAAACAGTCCGCCGCACAGCAAATACAGAGTTTGTTGACCTACCGTCAGGCGGACGTTTTTATCCCCAAGGGCACCCTTTACACAATCAAGAAGTAGTAGAGATTCGTTTCATGACTGCTAGAGATGAGGATGTTCTTACCTCCCAGACACTTCTAAACAAGGGTATGGCATTAGACAAATTCATTCAAGGTATTTTGGTTAATCAAAACATCAATGTTGACGACCTTTTGATTGGTGACAAGTCAGCAATTATGATTGCTGCCAGAATCACAGGATATGGACCAGAATACGAGGTTAAGATTAATTGCCAGTCTTGTGGTACCGAAGTTGACCATGAGTTTGATCTTTCAGATTACAATAAGTACTTTATAGCGGACGAATCTGAGAGTACCCCTTTTGAGTTGAACCAGGATGGTCAGTTTGCAGCACAATTACCCGCATCAGGACAAGAAGTCACTGT